CTTCTTCTTTCTTACTCTTAATAGCAGACAACAATTCAGCCGCTGAGCCTACAAATACTGCTTGTTCCACGTTAATATGTCCATCGGCATTCTTCTTTCTAGGATCAGAATCCGGATCAGGTATCTTTAGGTCTTTCTTAGTTTTCTGTAACGCATAGAGGTCTTTTGACGTTTCACCAACAGTTTTGATGAGATTAGAAACAACCTCAAAACCCCTTGCACTTTCGTTTTGTCTAGCGATGACTGCGATTTCTTCGATTGCATCGTTACCCTTTTCTATTAGATTGCGGAGGGTCTTTCTTACTAGAATATAATCTTCATCTTCGTCTGTCAGTTCCTGCTTAGGTTCAGGCTCATAAGGGACTATCTCGTCCTTTTTTACTTCGATAGTCTCATGTTCGATACCTAATGCATCAGACAAATTTTTCTCAACGCCCATATTATAACTCCGTTTCAGGCCACTCTGTAACATCTACTGTATAACCATAATCATCATCTGGCTGTGCAGTCACAGGATCTGGTGTAATTTTAATCTCTGCTAGTTTGATAGGATTAACATCAAACGATTCGATTGTAGCAGTAGCATTTGTGGATACTGCATGAACATTACCACTTAGACTAAACTGACCTTGTGTTGCACCTAGAACTAGTTTATCCAAATCTGAGTTGTAGTTGATGACAACACCATATGCTGTTGCTGTATTATATGACGAACCTTGATAAACCATATCATCTGCTTTGAATGTGCCAGAAGCATTAGATAGGTTTAGTCTTGTTATATATCCTGCCTGTAGGCTAGGATCATTATAGATGTTAGCATATACGGTACGAATGATCTTGGGATATGAAATAGGACCATAGTAATAAGTTTTCATTGTGAAGTTTAAGGTCCAGTAAACATATCTTACAGAATCATAGTCACCTTCATATTCAATCTCATTGCTTACATTGTTTAAGATGATAGGAACGTCTTTGAGCATTCCTAGATCAGGAATCATGTTAGTTGTTACAGTAAAGTCTGGATTGAAGAACGGAAGAATCTGCTCAATGATATGTGTACCATCATCAATGTTACGTGCATATACGTTCAAAGAAAATGAAATGTCATAAGGTACACCCATATATGATGAGGTTACATGACTTGTCGTATTAGACTTTGCTGCTTTTAGTAGAGAGTTTTGCTTTCTCTGTGAATCATATGAGATACCTGTGATCTCAAAACTCATTCTAGGTAGAATGGCACCAAGTTGCTTTAGCAAATCAGGATCAGATAGAATACGAGTAACCATCTTCTCCTTAGGAGCATAGATGATAGGTACACGAAAGCGACTAACCTCTGCACCTGTCTGATCATTCTTTCTAATGATACTGATATCATCGAAAAGTCTACCAAATAGAACAACTGCTTTTCTCGTTAGTTGGTGATAGAAGTGTGGATTATGCAGCATTATGGTGTTCCAAATGGGTTAAGTTCTGTTAGATCAAGAATCAAGTCTGAGCCTGTATCCAGATCCTTATTGTCGTAAACATCATACACAACATAATCTGTCTTGTCGTCTGTTGATGATAGTCTATAGACAGCATTAGATGACTTGGCATACACATTTGAGTTTGCAGTAAAGTTTCCAGTAATATCATAAATGAATAGTGATCCGTTTGCTCTGAACCAATCCTTAACTGTAGCGTGTGCTGTAGAGTTTGCATATGTACGATCTGGACTTTGGAACACAATGTCCTTGTCCTCAAATAGTCCAGTGCCATTTGTATTGAGTGATAGTTTGATTGTGTAAGCATTATCAGCAGCGACATCATCAATCTCCTCAACACCCGTATCGATTTCTTCTTCTGAGTAACGGAATGCTTCGCAACGCATTTCATATACATAAGGCAATCTCTTGCCGAGTGAGTGGAACATAAGTTCTTGTTCAACGAACTTAATCTCAAACATCTTATGCAATACAGGAATGTAAATCAGATCACCTTCTTGTGGTCTAAATCTCATACCTGAAGGAATGAACTTAGCAAATGCTCTGCGTGAAATGATAAAGTTAGATGTATCTCTAATCTCTAATCCAAACTTAGAGAAGAAATCTGACTGACCTTCAAAGCCTTCAACGTTGGCTAGATATGCTTCAACCTGATATGCTCTATTGAATTTTGATTTGCTATACTCACCGAATATAGCGTCACCGTTATCAAATGATTCTCTGGGAATGTAATAGACATTATGACCCATAATCTGAATTGATTCGACAATGATATCTTCCATGAGCATATGCTCATTGTTCAATCTTGTCTGACTTGGGAATTGGTTGAAATATCTATTAACTGCCATTAGCCTACCAAGAACGCTGGGGGTGCTTCGTATGTATCTCTAATATTCTGTTCGACTTCCGCAATCTCTTTAACTGCTTCGTCAAAGATTTGCTGGCCGTTCATGGTAATGCCACCTGGTAGTTGCATACCTGCATACTTCTTCATGTTAACACCCCATTGTTTCTTAACATAAGCAGTTGCAAGTTTCTTTAGTAGACGGTCATTCCATACTCTTGTGTATGCAGAAGGATCGGTTACTACAAAGCCTTCGATAATAATATACTCACCGGCTTGAATGTCAGCACCCCAATCCATATCGATATAGAGTTTGTTTGTAAGACGATTGAAACGAATAGGTGTCTCACCAGTAAAGATTAGATCAAGAGTGGCAAGATGCTGCATAGTCAATGAATAGTTAACATATGATGTGGATGAAAGATCCCAAAGATCGTTTAGACGCAACTGATATCTAAGGTCGAACATATTCATAGCCATCTTGTTACCACCAACTTTAAGAACTCTAGTGGCACCAATCAAACCATCACTAACAGTAACATACTTGTTAGTAATGTCCTGTTCGGTCAACTGATGCTTGACATATGTTCTTTCTGTACCATTAAAGTGAAACTCGTTCCAGTATTCAAACGCCAATTCAACAGAATCGTCAACCTGAACATCATCAACGTTGATCTGGACAACAGGATAACCTAACTGTCTTAGACAAAACTCTTTAAGTTCTTCTTTATTTGCTGGTTGACTCTGAGACATTAATATGTGCCTTCTGTGTTTGCAACAGGTGCTGCCCAAGGCAATTCTACTGCTACAGTTTGATTTGCTTGTGAATCTATCTGAGATTTAATTTGCATATCAACTACAGTCTCAAACTCACCACTAATAGTATTTCTGACCCATATAAGAACTTCATCTTCGGTTAGTTCTTCGAATGGTACAAATGAATCAGTGTTGACTGCTGATATAGGAAATGATGAAAAGTCTGTATATGAACCTTTGAATCCGTTTTCGGTGCCAGTTTTCTCCCAATCAACACCAACGATAATATTATTTCTATCTTCGGTAGTTGTTGTTCTTAGACCTAAAATTTTCCAAGTGTAGATGACTGACATCATGATCCTCTTTGTTAGTTATATTTAGTTATTAGATTTCAAACGTTTCAGTTCATCAATCTGTTCTTGTTGATCTTTGATTGCTTCAATTAGTAGAGCAACAATTCGATCATACTTAACTGCTTTGGTACCATCTTGTTTGGTTGCAACTACTTCTGGTAACACCTTTTCAATGTCCTGTGCAATAACACCGACATCATGTTTACGAACAAAGTAACCATCCTCACCACCATGAGCATCAATGAACTCTTGAGTCCAATCGAACTCAACACCACTGATCGACATGATCTTTTTAATAGCATTTTCAATACGTTTGATATTCTCTTTTAGAGATTTGTCAGAAGAATAGTAAGCAGTAATGTTGTTGGTTGCTCTAATTTCACCAGTGACACCAGATGCAGCAGTACCAACACCAAGTGATGTAGTGTTTGCTGCGGCACTAAACATCGCAACACCGGCTGAAGTGATTTTTAGTGCTGGGTTAAGGCCGCCGTTAATACCAAAATTTAGACCATTTGAGGCATTGTCATTATATACATACCATTTTGCTGTACCTGATCTAGTAAACCACAGAGCGATATCTTGTGTTCCTGTAGATTCTAAGACCGCTAGGGGATTTGTGGTTGCATGTGCTACATGTAATGGTGCGGTTGGTATTGGTTTGCCTATACCAACATTACCACCGTTATCTATACGAATACCACGATTAGATCCTGACCAAGGGGCAATTACCATTCCACTCGGACTGACATCTGCACCATTTGTTACACCATAAATTATAGATACGTCATTGGCCTGGACCATTCCATTGTATGATCCTGGTGACGTATTACTATTCAGATATAAAAACTTATTTCCGTCACCGGTTCCAATATCGGCGGTCGCCGATGCTGGCCCTGTTTTTAAAATCTGTAGTCTGAATATTGGTGATGCAGTACCAATACCAACGTTACCAGCAGGTACAAAGAAATTGCCGTTGAATGATGTGCCTGACACGTTTGATAATTTATTGCCGGCCAATACGTTAACGTTAGCAGATAATGTCTGGCTATTTGATACAAAAGATGCAGCCAAGGTATTGACGTTAGCAGACAAAGAGATATTATTAGCATTAGCAGCAGCAAATGTGGCGGCCAATACGTTAACGTTAGCAGACAAAGAGATATTATTAGCATTAGCA